ACCTCCGATTTATTCCAGAACAGCTCATTGGAATTAAGCACCGCTTCAACCTGGGTCTCCAGCTCCGGATTCTTCTCATCGGTATAAAGCTCAATGCTCAGGTTGGAAAACTCCATATAGACCACATTGTCTGCGGCAAAGTTCTCCGAACCCGGAAACAAAAAACAGATGAACGGAGGATCAGGTGCTTCCCCTTCCGCAAAATGGTCATAAGCGTAAGGGATCTTCAATCCTTCAAGCATCTGCATTACCTCTTCATGCGTCATATCAACCACCTTTCCGCAGGTCACGCTCGATATCCCTTGTCAGCTGCTCGATGCCTGCCTGCTCTGCCGGCGCGATATGGGGAAAGGCTCTTGTCCTTCCGCCTCCCCTTTTCGCATGACCAAACTCCAGCAAGTGCGTCAGCTGATAACGGTTCTTCGAGTGAACCACAACCTGGATGGAATCCGAGGTTTCTTTGGTTTTCTTCACCGTCCAGCTTTTTGAATACTTGCCGGTCTTTTTAGGAGCCGTGCTTTCAATCTGCTTTTTGACAGTCTGCCCGGCTTTCTGAACATCCGTCTTCAGGTCATCCGCTGCAAGCTTCGCGTAATCCTGCAAACCCTTCATCACGGTATCCGCAAGCTGATCGATCTTAATAGTCTGAGACATCAGCGCCGCTCCTCCCTGCACATAAACTTCAGTGCCCTTTTCCTGTAATTCAGATGATCAATATTCTCGATGTTGTAAAACTCGCCATTAAACACAATCCTGTATCCCGTGGAAGTAATCACCGCCGTCTTCGCACAATAGCGGACCGTTACGGTCATCGAAAAATCTTCAACCGTAGTACCGGCAACCTGCTCTTCCTTTGAACTTGCCAGCCCCTCGCCGCCGATTGTCGCGAAGCAGGTATAATAATCCGTCCAGGCATTCTTATGATTCCCGTACTTGTCAGTCACAGTCTCATTCTTCTGGAATGTCACCTTTGACCTTAATGCCGCAACATCCATCAGAATCCCTCCTTCCGGCTTCCGAACAAGAGTGCTCTCAGCGTCAGATCCATCGCATGATGATCGGCTTCTTCCCGATGTTCATACAGATATGCCACCGTGAACATCACGGCAATCTTCCCGTTCGGACAGTCAGCCAGATCATTCTCATCATCCGTCCGCAGGATATCCATGCACTGCTTCACACCAGCTGTTATGAAATTTTCCAGCAATGAATCATCATCCTCGAAATCGATCCTCAGATAATTCTTCATCTCTTCCACAGTCACGATCATCTGAAATCACCTCACAATAAAGGCGGCAGATCTCTCCGCCGCCTACATTTCTTATTCATCCGCAGGCTCTACGATCACAAGCTTGAACTCCTTCTCATCGTATGCATAAGCCCAAAGGGTAAATGTGTTGGATGCACCGGCAATGATTCTCTCCGCTTTCACCCATAAAACGAAATATCCTTCGGAAAGCCCCACGCTTGTTGCCTCGGCAATATCTTCTTCCGTAAGCTCCTGTCCGTTAAAGGTCAGTGCCGTAATGGGGGAAAGCCCCGCCGAAACACCGATACCAAGCCACTTGTGAACACCCCATCCATTACCGCCGTCAAAATCCTTCAGATCCTTGACCTTTGCGGAAAGCGTAATTGTGATCACTCCATCCGCATAGCTCACATCGGAAATCTTATCGGTGTTATACTGACGATCCGCATGACCCGGAACTGTATCATTCACGGAATGATTTACCGTCATGGTAAAAGCATCACCGACCATAAGACCGGCATTCTTAAGCTTTGCAATCACTCCGTTAAGACTGGCTCTGACCTTCCCGACAGTATCACTTCCCGGAGTTTCCTGTTCCTGATTCGGCATGAGTCCACCTTTGATCTTCCCGCCGTTTTCAAACTGAAGCACGCCGCCGATATGAGTAACATCGCCGCCCTGCTCCGTATAATTCTTTGCGTTATATTCGCTCATCTCGCACCTCCATAATCAGGGCTGCCATATCACCAGATACGGCAGCCCGTTTTCTCTTATCCTCACGCCTTCTGCTGAAGAAGCTGGATGCCTTCAGGAAGAATCCCCTTGCCGTCCACGCGCTCCGTTGCCACATAGCCGATCTGACCATTGGTTGCATAGAGCTCATTGAGCCTCTGCACGGTACGTCCTGCACGATCGCCGATCCAGTAATTCATGAAATCACCGAAAGCCACGGTATATGCCCCAGCAGCCATGTTAGGCGCATAAGGAGTCGTGTAAAGGTCATATCCCAGGAGCTTATCGGGCTCACCCGCCTGAAGCGAAGGCTGCCAAAGGTATACGCCATTACCATCCTTAAGCTTCCTGATATAGGAAATGGTAGCATCGTTCATAAGGAACTTTGCATTTCTACGATAAGGAGCCTTCAATGCATAAACAAGATTGATCAGCTCATCCGCAGTAACGGCGTTTGCCGCAGCAGCAGTAACTCCCACCTGTCCGCCATTTGCGGTAAAGATTCCTGTAGGCTGACCAACCCCGGTACCCACGCAGAACGCCTCTTCCTCTGCCACACCGAATGCTCTGGCAAACTCATTAGCGATGTACTCTTCAAGCGGGAATGCCGCATCCTGAAGAAGCTCCATACTGATACGAATCAGATCCGTAAGCTTGTGAGCATCGATCTGCTTCTGGCCAAAGGTGGGATTGCTCTCGGTAAACTCTCCGTTCTCCGGCGTCCAGTTCGCTACAGAATGTCCTACAGCAATAGGAATCTTCCGCTCGTGGTGAGTCGTGATGACCTTGGCGATGGAACGAATCACATTCTGCTCCTTTAATCCATCTACAATAAATTTCTCGAATTCTTCAGGCACAAGGAATCCGCCATCCTGGTCAGAACTCTCGGAAAGCACATTGTGAATCGGTGCCTTACCGCGAAGATGTCTGCCGAAATCTTCCTTGTAAGCGTTGGAAGCTCTGCCCTGCTTCATATCTGCCGCATTTTCAGGCTTCTCAGGTGCTGCGGTGATAGGCTTGTTCACAGGCTGGTTAAGCTCAGCCTCCATTACATCCCTGCGCTCCATGCGTCTGATCTCATTGGAAAGATCGTTCAGATCCTTTTCCATGCTTGCATAGGTTGCATCATCCTCAGCGGAAAGCACGCCCTTGTCGTTCCTGTGGGTATCAAGGAATCCTTCCATGGTATTCCACAGCGTTGCTCTCTTTGCTCTCATTTCTACAATAGTCATGATCTTTTCCTCCATTAAATGAAATTTTTGATAGTTTCAAGGCGGGCTTTCAGCTCATCCACCGATCTTCCCGCCGGTTCCTCGGTTACTTCAGGCTCTGCCGTTTTTTCTTCCTGCGGCTCAGCCTTTTCCGGTACAATATCCACGGGCTTCATGTCAGCCTGTTTACCGGACTCAACCTTTGCGCTGATTTTATTCATCAACGCCGCCTGTACCGTCTTTCTGGAAAATGCATACGCCGGAATCTCTGTCACGGTCTTCTCATCTTCCAGAACACCGTCCGCAAATCCAAGCTCCACAGCCTTATTCGCATTCATCCAGGTCTCGGCATCCATAAGATGTGACAGCTTCGCCCTCGAAAGACTGGTTTTTATCTCGTAGGCATTGATAATGCTTTCCTTGACCTCATCCAACATCTCGATTGCTTTCTGCATATCCTCATGGTCGCCCATTGCGATGGTTGCAGGATTATGGATCATCATCAGGGCTGTCGGTGCCATTAACACCGTTGTTCCGGCCATTGCGATAACACTCGCCGCCGAAGCAGCAACCCCATCGATCTTGACCGTCACATCACCCTTGTAATCCATGAGCATCGTGTAAATCTGGCTTGCCGCAATGCAGTCACCGCCCGGTGAATTGATCCACACCGTGATCGGCCCGCTGCCTGCGAACAGCTCTTCCTTAAACATTGCAGGCGTGATATCATCATCAAACCGGCTCTCTTCAGCGATCGTTCCGTATAGCTCAAGCTCACGGGCTCCGTCTGATCCGCCGTCCGTCTGATTCTTCCACGCCCAGAACTTCTTCATCTGACTCATTCGGTTCTTCCTCCTTTCCGCCGTCAGCTTCTGAATTTTTCAGTGCTCCAAGTATCGTGATCATGTTTCCGTTCACAAGATAAGCATCGCCGCCTTCCTCAGCCGGTATCCGGTCAAGGTTTTCAAGCTCACGGATATCATTTGCAGACATCCAGCCGTTCTGCCTTGCCGTGGCATATCCGCTCATCCTGCTCTGGTAATCACCCCTGAGCAGCCCGTCCACATTGAACTTAAAGAAGTATTTCTTCTTTTCCTCAGGCGTAAGCAATGCACGAACCATAGCCTGTTCCCACCTGCTCACCCAGGGATCCAATGTATATTTCACAAACTCAAGCGATTGCTGCTCTATGTTATTGAAGCTGCTCTTTTCCAGATCACCGATCATATGCGGCGGCACGCGGAAGATCCTCGCGATCTCGTCAATCTGGAACTTCCTTGTTTCCAAAGACTGCGCCTGCTCCGGCGATATGGAAATCGGCGTGTACTTCATGCCTTCTTCCAGAACCGCGATTTTATTGGAATTTCCGGAACCGCCAAAGGTTGCCTGCCACGATTCGCGGACTCTCGAAGGATCCTTGATCGTACCCGGATGCTCCAATACACCTGAAGGAGCCGCCCCGTTTGCGAAGAACTTGCTGCCGTATTCCTCCGTAGCGATTGCAAGACCAATGGCATTCTTCGCCATCGCAATAGGTGAATATCCGACCAAACCGTCAAATCCTAATCCCGGAATGTGAAGAACATCATGCGGCTGAAGCCTTACCGTCCTTCCAGCCTTGTCCGTACCCTTCCTTCCATCCACGTCATCCGAATCGTAAACGGTGTATTCGTAATACAACTTTCCGTTGTCATCACGATCCACCCTCATCCGATCAGGCATCAGCGGATACAGCGCGATCACTTCACCCTTTCCGTTGCGGATAATTTGCGAATACGCATTTCCCCACAACAACAGGTGCGTCATGAGCGTTTCCCGGAAAATAAAGGAAGTCATCTCCGGATTCGGCTCGTCATGGAGCAAAAAATAAAGCGGATGTTCCACCGCTTTTTCCTTACCGCCGTCATCGGTATATCTGTAAAATTGTAATGGCAGGCTCGCCACCGCCTCCGACAGAATCCTCACGCAACAGTAAACCGCCGTCATCTGCATCGCAGAGCGTTCCGTTACATACTTGCCGCTTGCGGTACCGCCCAAGAAAAACGAATATGCGCTTCCCGCCGTCCTGTCCGTGGGCTTATCCCTGCTCCGAAACAAACCGCTAAATATTCCCATCGCCATTCCCTCCTTCATATGCCTGATTTAAGGCTTCCCTGATCACAAGAAAGCCGATCACCGATAGTATCAACATCTCTTTATCCTCAGAAAACCAGGAGCCCCCTTTTATCGTAAACGGACTCCGTTGTCTCATTGCCGCACCGAACAGCCCGGTCAAGCGCCATGATCATCGCAATAGCCCCGTCGATCTTCTCCGTGGACTTCGCCTTGTCAGCCTTGATATTGCCCGCCGGATCCGTGCGGATATAAATGTTATCCATGTTCCATCTCAGAACCGGATGACCGCCGTGGGCGATCTTCTGTTCCAGCACCAGCCTCATCAACTCTTTGGTCGGAGGCGACATGGAAGCGAAACCCTGTCCGAACGGCACAACCGTAAATCCCATACCTTCCAGATCCTGCGACAGCTGAGTCGCGCCCCATCTGTCGTAAGCGATCTCCCGGATATAGAACCTCTCGCCAAGCCGCTCAATGAATTTCTCAATATATCCGTAATGGACCACATTCCCTTCCGTTGTTTCCAGAAAGCCTTTGCGCTCCCAGACATCATAAGGAACATGGTCTCTTTTCACTCGCAGATCCAGCGTTTCCTCCGGAACCCAGAAATAAGGAAGCACAATGTACTTGTCCTCTTCATCCACCGGCGGAAATACCAAGGCAAACGCCGTCAGGTCAGTCGTACTCGACAAGTCCAGGCCGCCGTAACAGACACGACCTTCCAGTTCATCCTCATCCACGGCGAAATTGCAGGCATCCCATTTTTCCATCGGCATCCACCTAACCGCCTGCTTCACCCATTGGTTCAGCCTCAGCTGCCGGAATGAGTTTTCTTCCCCCGGATTCTGTTTTGCTGATTCACAGGCCGCCTTTACCTTGTCGATGCCCACCGTGATATCCAAAGAAGGATTCGCCTTCTTCCAGACCTTCGGATCCGTCCAGTCGTCGGATTCATCCGCGCCATAGATCACCGGATAAAAAGTCGGATCAATTTTCCGACCCTCCAATATATCCTTTGCCTTCTGATGTGTTTCATAGCAGATACTGTTCGTATCCGTTCCCGCCGTCGTGATCAGGAAATACAAAGGCTGCATTCTGGCATCCCCGGAACCCTTCGTCATTACATCAAAGAGCTTCCTGTTCGGCTGAGTATGCAACTCGTCAAACACAACTCCGTGTATATTGAAGCCATGCTTTGAATATGCTTCCGCAGACAGCACCTGATAAAAGCTGTTTGTCGGCTGGAAGATGATACGCTTCTGTGAAGCCAGTATCTTCACCCTCTTATTAAGGGCCGGACACATCCTGACCATATCCGCAGCCACCTCAAAAACGATTGACGCCTGCTGCCGGTCAGCCGCGCAGCCGTATACCTCAGCCCTCTCTTCACCGTCACCGCAGGTCAGCAAAAGAGCGACTGCTGCCGCCAGCTCACTCTTACCTTGCTTCTTCGGGATTTCTATATACGCCGTATTGAACTGTCGATATCCGTTCGGCTTCATCGTTCCGAAAATATCCCGGATGATCTGTTCCTGCCAGTCGATCAGTTCAAA